TGGTCCCTCCAGTGCTCACTGCGCAGCAGGCCCGGTTGCGTGTGCACGCTGATTGGGCGCACAACCCATCCCGGTACGACGATCAGGAGTCCTGGCGCCGCACGATGGAGCTCACCCCGCTGCCTCGGAATCCCCCCCCGACCGGGAACATGTGTGTCTGGAATGCCCTCAGCGTAATCCTCGGCGTCGACCCTTTCCGTCTGTGGGCCTGCTACATGGCCTGTGGACCGGATGATTCGGTGATCGTGAATGGCTGCGTTCAGGAACCTTACCTGACTCAAGTCATCTCCTTTTTCCGGGTCGCTGGCGTGATTACCCACGCTACTACGGGTGGTGTTCGTCCGGTTGCTATTGAGACCCAGACGGCTCGGCTGGAGTGGGAAGTCAACGAACATTGGCACACCATCCACTGGAGTCTGGTCCATCACCCGAACAACCTTGGCATGGTTCACCTGCTCCCTGTGGCGCCCGTGTCTAGCGTAACTGCCGGCCCGGTGCGCTTGCCTACGGGCCGCGCCACACTGGTCGGGAGGGCGTCGAGGTTCGTTAACCTCCAGGAGATGGTCAGAGCGTTCAACGTCAACCTGAAGATGTTCCAGCGGGTCATCCGCTTGTTCGACTCCTTCGGGGTGAATGTCAGCGCTCTCAGCGTGGTGGCTCGGTCGAACCTTCGGGTGAATCTCCCACAGACGGCTCTGGCTGCACCGGCTAGGATACCTCTGCTCCCTTTGGTCGAGGAACAGCTCTTGTACCGGCCTGATGTGCAGGATGTTACCGAGGCTTCCAGGTTGGCAAAGGATCTGAAGCGGTACTCCCAGGTTCTGGAGCTCGCTGAGGTCGCGGGGTACGCCCTCGCGGCTGGTTTGGACGCCATAGCTGAGCACACGACTAACCCTCCCGAGATCGACGTCCGCCTACTCCACGGCATGCCTGGTACCGGTAAGACGACCGAGATCATCCGAATGGTCAGGGACTGGGTCGCGTCAGGACGCAGCATTCAGGAGGTTAAAATTGTCACCTGGACGGAACCTTTGCGCGCGGACCTCATGAGCGCCATCCGAACTGTCGTTCCGGGCATGACTTCGGAGAACTTTTGCTCCGGGTACAAGGCTCTCATGACTGCGGCTCCTCTTACCATCCTCGACGACGCCACCATGTTCGTCCCGGGTTACATCCAGCTGCTCATGCTCACCAAGCCCGAGCTGGAAACACTGGTGATGACGTTCGACTGTTGCCAAGGTGGTCGAGTTTTCCCAGAGGCCAACAGTCTCTCCAGGACGAATCGCCGGACTGCCAGCTGGTTGTCTACCCTCAGTGTGCGCTATGCAACTGATTGTCGCCGTCTTAGTTTGGAGGTCGCCGAGTTGTTCGGCATGCCCCAGTCAGCGGCCAACACGCATGGTGAGGTCTACATCGTGTCGCAGCCGCCCCCGGAGATCCCGTTCCTCGTTGTTTCCCCACGGTTCGAGGAGACGAAGTTGGCCGGTCAAGCGAACGCTCTCTGCATCGCGAACTCTCAAGGGCTCACCATCGACGGTGACGTGGCGATCGATCTGGGTGGACTTTCCAGCACGGCCACTGATGCCCTCATGTGGGTGGCTTTGACCCGGGCTCGTGGTAGCATCTGGCTTGTTTGTCCCCCCATGAGCAGGTCGGAGACTTCCCTGGATGAGCGGTCCTACGGTTGTTCCATGATTATGTCGGCTTTACTCGCAGTGGCAGGAGCTGAATCCACCGCCGTCGTTAACTCCGGGGTGGATCGTAACCGGATCGTGGCTCGGGCCATCCAGTCGCATATCGCCAGGTCAACCAATGCCGCCATTTGTGCGCAGCTCGGGATTCAGGCTCAGCCTGTTGTAGCTGGGATTGATGTCCACCGGGACGACTCCATCCATGCGAGCCTTTGGGAGGCCGATGAGGATAGGCATTTCCTGTCGCATCTGTCTTTCGTGCGCTCCAAGGGTCCAGACAACCAGCGTCGGTACATGCAGCGCTTTGAGGTCACTGGCAGCAGGTTCGAAAAGTGTCGGCACGCCGTGCGTCACTACATTCCCGTTGATGCTGAAACTTCCCTCGTGAAACCGGCCTCAACCTATGTGGTACCCCAACGACGTGCTATGGCACCGCCTGCCGAGGATGCAGTCATGAACCCGATCAAGGCCCACGACCCATTTGCCGAGTCCACGTTCCGCCACTACGAGGGTGCGACCAACGTCTTCAAGCCTGACGGTCCTGACTCCATGCAGCACCATTCTCGCAGGGATACGGTTCTAGAGGCACGCAGCATGGACAAGCGAGCCCCTGACCGACGGGACGACCCGCGTCTGAATCAGATCGATCGTGCCAGGTTGAGGCAGCTGAAAGCCGGCTTCAAGAAGTTCTTCGAGGTTCCCGCGGAGGCTCTCCCAGTGGATGAGGATCTTATGGAGGACTGCACAGCTTCAGCCTTCCAATCCTGGTTCAGCGGTCGCACCATGAAGTCCGTGCTCAATAGCGTGGCTAAGTGGGAAGTTGATGAGGACCCCTTGTTCATACGGCTCTTCGTCAAGGCTCAGTGGGTGAAGAAGGTTGAGGCGGCTGGCGCAGCCCAAAAGGATGCTCAGGTCATCGCGGAGGCTTGCATAGGGAACACGTTTTCCGATGCTCCTATCGCTGAGCTGGTGAAGCGCCGCCTGGCTGAGTGGCGTCGTCCAAACGTGCTCATGTTCATGGAGATGGATCCGAACGAGTTGCTCGTATGGTATGAGCGCAATTGGCGTACCCATTTATCCAACACGGCTAACGACTACACTGGCTGGGATATGGGCTGTGACAGGGTTTTCCTGGAATTCGACTGCTGGCTTTTTAAAATGGTCGGTGCTCCAATCCCGTTCATCCGGTCCTACCGTCACCGCCGCTGCAACAGCCGTACCTTCCGTGGTTCTTACCCCATCATGCAGCCATCTGGAGATCGTTTTACGCTCCTTGCCAACACATACCGCAACGCTGCACTCACAGCAGCCTCTTTGGATGTCACTGCTGATACCGCTGCTTGTTTCCTAGGAGACGACTCCGTGGTCAACGGCGTTTGGCGTAAGGCTAAGGGCTTCCACCCGTCACACTGGCCTATGGTGCCCAAGCGTTCGGTCGCTCCGGAGCAGGATTTCTGCGGTTGGAATTTTGGTCGGACCAAGTTGTGCATGTCCTCCCGATCCCTGTATCACCGAGTCCGTGGTGCGGCTCAACGTGGCGATTCTCGGCCATCCTTCTGGCGTAGCATGCGTGAGCAGTACGATCTTGTCGACGACAACCCAGACTGGTGCAGTCGGACCAGCCGAATGTTTGCCAGCATGGCCCGTCGTCACCCTGAGCTTCGAGCCTCCCTCTCCGACAGCTGTTGAT